ATGGAAGCTATGGGTCAGATGGGAAATGCTGACGAAGCTACACTGCCTGATGATATTCCATTTACTGTGGATGATCTTATTATTGTCGCAGAACCTATGGAAGTAGAGGATAGTAAAGAACCTAAAGAAAAAGCACATGGAGGTGTATTACACGCTGCTGAAGGTACGTATGTATCTCCATCTACTGGTGTTATAGGTACACAACAATCTCTTTATGCTAATCAACCATTAACGGGTGCACCAACAATTTCAGTTAGTGGTCAGCCTACAAATGTTACACAACCTACAGCGGCACCTGTTGGTGGATATACTCCATTATTTGTAGGTGCTCCAACCACAACTACTCCTGCTCCAACTACAACACCGACTACTCCGTTTGTTCCTACAGTTGAAGATGCATATACTACAGTAACATACATTGATCCAAGTACAGGTGCTACAATAGAAATTAACTTCTATCAAGGTAAACCAGTACAAGCAATTCCTGCTGGATACATTCCTAAATCTGAGTATGATGCAGGTAACGTAGGTACTGGTACTGGAACTACTGGGCAAACAGGCACGGCAGGACAAACTGGTGTATCTACTACACAAGTTACAGCTAAGGATGACAGTGATAAAAGGGAAATACTGCAGCTAAGAGATAGAGCAGACCAAGAACGTCAACAAGCTGCATTTCAAGACAAACAAAATAAATTAAAAAGTGATAACCCTGATGTTCTTTTAGATATGTGGTTAGATAACAAAAAAACATTAGGGGCTGGTCAAGGCTTAATGACTCTTAGTCCAATTATTGGTGGGGGTACTCTTGCTGCTGGTTATAGAGAACAAACTCAAATTGAAAAAGTTTTAGATGAAAAATTTGAAGGTTGGCGAGAGGGCAAAGGCGGTTTATCTGCAGATGCTGCAGCAAAGTTAAAAGAATACAACGAAGCTGGTGGATTTAGAAACACAAAAATATTTGGCAATGCATTGTTTGAAGATGCAAAAAAGGCTGTGTCTGGAATTAAAGATAGTTTTTCTAAAGAAGGTAGAACTAAAATTTACACAAACTATGCGCAGCAAATTAAAGACGAGGGTCCAAAGTATGACGTAGCAGATAATAGACTATCTGGTGGTGCTGTTGGATTTCAAGCTGTAACAGATAGTAGGGGTGCTATACAAATGAATCAACATGGTATGCCGCAATCTTCTGGAAACCTATCTCTTAAAGAACAACAATCGTATGATAACGCAATAAGAAATGGTGATTCAGCTACAGCCAATCACCATGCTATTATTGCAAAACATCGTGCAGGTCAGGATAACTATGCAGCGGCAGTAGATAAATACGGAGCGGATTCAATACAAGCAAAAAACGCAGGTAAAAACATGTCTTCTGCAAGTAAAGAACAAGCAATTAAATATGGTGGCAGTGTTCACAAAGCATCAGAAAGCGGTACAGCATCTAAAACAAATACATCTGGTACTGGATTTTTTGCTAAGTATGAGCCAAACGATTCGGGTAATGATGATAAAGATTCAAGTTCAAAAACGGGTGGGTATAGCTGTTACGTAGCAACCGCACTAAATAATAAAGGTTATTGGCCTACAATTAAAAAGATGAAACTTATTAAGTGGTGTATGGACGCAAAACCAGAAGATAAGTTTGATACCAAATTATGGCGTAATGGCTATACGGTATTTGGTAAAACAGTTATTGCACCGCATGTAGACAATAAAATTATTCAGTGGTTGTCTGATGGTTTCTATGATTCAAGGGTTAAAAACAAAAAAGATGTAAAATCTTTAATCGGCCTCTTGTTTTTCTATATTCCATCATATACAATTGCATTGTATAAAATGCTACGTAACGATCTAGTAGATATTGAAAGGACTTAACATGGAAGAGGAAGAACTATTACAAGGTATGGAGTCTTCCATGCAGTCAAGTGAAAACATGACTGTTAATGAATACACAAATACACTAGTTGATCGTATAAATAATCTAACAGATAATGAAAAGTTTTCTTTATTAGATATGTTTGGGTCTGAAGAGTTTCAACTTATTGGAAAGATACTTGGTCCTGAAGTTACAGATACAGTTGGAAAACAGATAAACTTCTTTGCAGAAGAAGCTGTACTAAATCCTGAAGGCGTACAGCCCGTAGAAGAGTTTCAAGGTCGAATGCAACGAGAAGAGGACTTCCAAGGTCGGATGCAACGAGAAGACGTAAACGAAGAAGAACCTCAAGACGAAACTGAAAGAATGTTTATGGCCCCTCCTCCAGATATGCGGCGTGATTTAGAATTACAACGTCAATTGGAAGATCAGCCTGACATGCCTGTGTGATAACAACACATTAACTTGTTATATTCGCTGGCTACCCATCCCCCTAACCAACATGGCTACGGTGGCCCCAGTATAGGAAACCAAAACAATGGCAGAAGCTATGGTACAAGAAGTAGAAACTAAATCTGCTTTCATTAATAAAAAATACAAAAATGAAGACCGCCTTAAAAAAGAAGAAGAAGAGTTAGAACAACTAATATCTGAACAAAAAAGTGAAACACAAGAAACATCGGAACAAGAGCCTGAACCACAAGGGGCAGAAGAACGTTCCTTTAAAAAACGATATGGTGATCTTCGCCGCCATATGCAGGAAAAAGAAAAAGAGTGGTCAGATAAGTTTGAGTCTTTACAATCTCAACTATCTGATGCAACTAAAAAAGAAATTAAACTACCAAAGTCTGACGAAGATATTGAAGCATGGACACAAAAATATCCTGATGTAGCAGCAATTGTAGAAACTATTGCAATTAAAAAAGCAAAAGAACAATCTGCTGAATTGGAAGATCGTGTTAAGCTAGTAGATGAAATGCGTATTACAGCATCTCGTGAAAAAGCAGAAGCAGAGTTAATGCGATTACACCCAGACTTTGACGAAATTCGTGATAGTGATAGTTTTCATACGTGGGCTGATGAACAGCCTAAATGGGTACAAGATGCACTATACGAAAACAGTAGTGATGCTCGTTCTGCTGCACGTGCAATTGATTTGTACAAAGCGGATATGGGTATTAGTAAAAAGAAAACTTCAACATCTAATAGCGCAGCTACGTCTGTTAATACTCGCAATAGTCGTAGCCGCCCTGATAGTACAGAAAATTCAAGTGCAATACTAGAATCACAAGTAAATAAAATGTCTGCACAAGAATATGAACGTCGATCAGATGAAATCATGGAAGCTATCCGTACAGGTAACTTTGTGTACGATTTGTCTGGTTCAGCACGTTAAAACCTATTGACATTTAGTTATTTATAAGTATAACTATATGTACAATCGTAAGTGGTACAGCCCCTATATGGATTACCTGTGCCACTTTCATCCTTTTCGCAAACAACAATCCTTTCGGACAACCTAAAGTCTCATGGCCCGTTGATTAAAGTATAGGCCAATACTTTATAATACGCACCCTAGTAGTTTTAGCCTTCGTATAAGATAGTTAGTTCTGCATCTGTATTGCTTTTTAGGAGAATATCAATGGCATTCGCAAAAGCAGGTGGTTACGGTAACTTACCCAACGGTAATTTTTCACCAGTAATCTATTCCAAACAGGTGCAACTTGCATTCCGCAAGGCATCTGTTGTTGAGTCAATCACTAACTCTGATTATTTCGGAGAGATTGCACAAATGGGTGATTCGGTTCGTATCATTAAAGAACCTGAGATCACTGTACAGGCTTACGAGCGTGGTACAACCATCACACCGCAAGACCTAGACGATGAAGATTTTAATCTTACCATCGACAAAGCAAACTATTTTGCTTTCAAGGTAGACGATATTGAAGAGGCGCATAGCCACGTCAATTTCCAAAGCCTAGCATCAGATCGTGCAGCATATCGTTTGGCTGACCAGTTTGACCAAGACGTTCTTGGTTACTTGTCAGGCTATAAACAGTCTGCTCTACATTCTTCTGCTGACACAGTAAACGATGTAGTAAACGGCTCTAAAGCTGTTACAACTGCAGGTTCAGACGAACTTTTGTCTTCAATGAAATTGAACAAAGGTGACTTTGGTAACATCACTACTTCAGGTGCTGCTGACCATTCGATTCCACTAGCAGCACGTTTGCCTGGTGCTACTGCACTGCCAACAGCAACAGCTTCACCAGCAATGGTTGTAGCTCGTATGGCTCGTTTGCTAGACCAGCAACAAGTTGATACACAAGGTCGTTGGCTTGTAGTTGACCCAGTATTTATGGAAATCTTGCGTGACGAAGATTCTCGTCTATTTAACGCAGACTTCGGTGAGTCAGGTGGTCTACGTAATGGTATGGTATTAAATAACTTCCACGGTTTCCGTGTACACGTTTCATCTAACCTACCATCAGTAGGTACAGGCCCAGGAACAACTGGTTCTGCTAACCAAAACACTAACTATGGTGCTATTGTTGCAGGTCATGATTCTGCTGTCGCAACTGCGGAGCAAATCAACAAGACTGAAACATACCGTGACCCAGACAGCTTTGCTGACATTGTTCGTGGTATGCACCTATATGGTCGCAAAATCCTTCGTCCAGAAGCGATTGTGACAGCTAAGTATAACGCAGCGTAAGAGGAGATTGAACAATGGCTTTAAATGGTATTCGTAAAATCTCAGTCGAACTGGAAGCAACAGCATTGGCTGCTGGTGCAAACACAGTTGCTACTCTTCCTGCACAAACAGTTATCCTAGCTGCTGGTGTTGAAGTTACTGAAGCACTTACTGGTGCTACAGCTTTGACTTTTGAC